AAGAACTATGCGGTTATGGATTATAAGGGTAAGATTAAACTTACTGGTAATTCCATTAAATCTAAGAAACTTCCCGGTTACATCGAAAAATTCTTGGACAAAGGTATCAAGATGTTATTGGAGGGTAATGGTAAAGAGTTTGTGGATTACTACTATGAATACTTAGAGAAGATTTACAACCAACAGATTCCTCTTGCTCAAATTGCTCAGAAAGCAAAAGTTAAACAGACCCTTGAGGATTACAAGGTTCGGTGTACACAAACCACAAAAGCTGGTTCTCTAATGTCCCGTCAAGCACATATGGAACTTGCCATTCACCATAAGATGAATGTAAACTTGGGGGATTTGATTATGTATGTTAACAACGGTGAGAAAGCGTCCCACGGTGATGTTCAAAAGGTTCCTGCTAAGAGATACTCCGACCTTCAAAAGAAACGAATCTTTGAAAAAACGGGTGAGGTTCTTCAAGATGTCGCCTCATACATTAACCTTAATTGTTATATTCTAAATCCTGATGACCTCGAAAACAACCCTGAGATGACTGGTGATTACAATGTTGCTCGAGCTGTTACAACATTTAACAAAAGAATTGAACCTCTTTTGGTTTGTTTTAAGGATGAAGTTCGTAAGGAATTGATTGTAAATAATCCTGAGGATATGGGTATATTCACCCACACACAATGTGAGTTAATTAACGGATACCCTATGGGTCTTGGTGACCAAGACGAATTGGATGAGGTAATGACTTTATCTGATGGTGAGATAAGATATTGGGAAAAACGAGGTCTTTCGGAAAATTATATCTATGATTTGGCTGAAGAAGGTTGGAAGGAGTATATTTACAATTATGAAACTGAAAGACATAGTTAACCTCAACATTGACAATCCTGCGGCTGATTTTTGGATTATCCGTCGTGGCTCTGATAAACAAATTGGTCGTCCCACCCGAGAGTATTCTCCCGAACATATTGGAGTATCGGTCACTCGACCTGACTTGGTACTTTCAGATTATCTTTTTTATGTTTTTGAATTCTTGGCAGACCAAGGTGTATTCGTCAAATTGGCGGCAGGCACGACTAATTTAAAAACAATAAAGATTAGTGATTTGAAAAATATCCCACTTAAGACTGCTTGAGTCCGTCAGAGGATATAATATACCAAACACCTGCGCAGAATCTGAATTCTACGCAAGCTCCTCTGTCTATTAGAATTTCATCGTAGTCTTCATCGATTCTACCGATATCGGGGACAATAAGAACTTTAGTCATCGCTTTGATTACTGTATGGTCGGTAGACATACTATCCAAACGGACTTTTGCTTGAGGTACACCACGGATGACAATACAAGCTTCTCCGTGTGTTTCATAAAACGGCTCAGAAACCACAGCAGTTTCAGATGTGGTTATCATTTTCCCATTGATAACTCTTTGTGAGGGTGTGTTTTTTATTACTGACATAGCTTATTTAATCGTTTAATTCTACATATATTTCCCAATCAATATCCATACGACCTTCTACATTACTTGCATTTAACTTATTAATAAGAATTCCGACCCAAAGGTTTGGATAATTTTGAGAATTCGACATCTTAAGATTTTTATTGATTATATTTTTGGAAAAGATTTCAGACAATGTTTTTTCGGTTTCACTCAAGTCTGATACCATTTGTTGGTATTCAATACCATCAAAATCTTGAGTTGTTTTAACTTCAAAAGTATATGCAACTAACTCACCTGTTTTGGTGAGGGTTAAAAATAGTTTAGTATCAACTATTTTGAAATTGGTATCTATCGATTTAAAAAGATAATCAAAAATTGATTTAAGACGGTCTCTGTTTTCCATATTAAACAACATAGATTTGTCTTGGCATTGCTCTAAACTTCATTTGTTTGTTGAGATTTTCTGCCAATAGTGCTTCTTTTTCCATTTGTTTTTCAGGGCGTAGTCTTTCTAACCTTAGTTTCAATTCTTCTTCCAATTTAGATTTTTCATCCTTTGACTCTGTAGCCAAAGATTGATAGTCCATTTGAAGTTCTGAATCAGGTGTTTTAAGATTTCCTGAATATTTTCCCCTGACTCTTGATAATGTTTCTTTAGAATATGCCGTGAACCACCTTCTAACCCATTGTTGTGCCGGGACATTTAAGTCCTCCCAAGAAAGTTCTTCGATGGGAACATCAGACGGTAATTTGATAATGTCAGGATTGTCTTTAATACATTGTGCACGACTGTCACCATCAACATCATAATACCAATACCAAACCGCTTTGCCGGTGTAAGAGGAATAATTACTGAACGAAAAGTTTGAACCAGGTGCGTTGTAGAGGGTTACTAATCTTTTACCATCGGGTAATCCCGTAATTTTGTAAGTCAATGCCCCACCCAAGATTCTATTAAGAATATTTGCCTCTTGGAATCGAAGTAAATAATCAAAACCACTTAGCATAAAATAAGAACCCGCATTTCCAATTTGGGCGTATCCTGCTTGGTTTGCCCCTAAACCCAAACCACCAAACCCATAATCGGTTGTACCAAAAAGAGCTAAGTTCTGAAAAGGTTGATTCGAAAACCATAGTAACTCATTTATTTCTCTACCAGCAGGAATTTCATAAGATTGGGTGTTAGCACTTAACACAAAATAATCCTTTTTTAACACATAAGGACCCGTAGTTTGTAAACCCACAATCTTAGAGTATGCATATGTAAATTGGTCTTCTAAATTAAAAGTACGGGTAACCAAAGCTCTAGCCACTGATTTCTCGTTCATATTTAGGTTAACCAAATTAACCCAGTTAGATTCAATAAGCCAATCCAAAGTATATTGTTCATAGTCTTGAACGGATAATTCCATCAAGGAATCCAACATTTCATCTTCGAGTTCTACAGCTCTCAAAGGGGCACCAAGTTGGTGACGAAGTCGTGTATAAATTCTACTTCTTTCGGGTTCAGGTAATACAGCCATACCTATAAATACCGCGATTATCTCAAATCGTATATCATCTGCGTTTTCTCAAAAACATAGTTTCCCATAACAATTTCACCTTTGTTTTCAAAGACAACTACTTTTTTACCCTTAACAAATACCATCCAATCGACATTGTATTTTGCAACTTCACCAGTCTTGGTCACAACCAAACGACCGTTTTGTTCCAAAATCTCATCAAACCCTTTTACCTGTGCGGTAAGTTTTGAGTTTTCGACAACTATTTCCATGTCTATTTTTTGGATTGCGTCTTTGGTTTTACCAGCACCTGCTGTAACAATTACCTTAGCGTTTGGAATACTCTCTTGGAGACGAACCTGTGCCATATTTTCTCTACGAGTACCAACATTATCTTTCTCTCTAAGGGTATTCATAATAGAATGAAATGTCTGACTGTTTGGGTCAAAAATTCTTGAACTGAATTGTTCGATGTAGTTACAGAGTCTTTTCATTTCTGAGATTTGTTCTGCTGGGGTCTTTCCTTCGAAGTTCACAGACTTTTCTTTGAGTGACTTAGTAATAACCATATTCAAATCTCTTACCATAATACAAAAGACGGAATAATTAGTGTTCATATAATTAATGACACTACGACCCGGTTTTTCTAAATCGTAAACCCCAGGTATTTCACCATTCTCACTTTTGTTGTGGTAGTTGTCGGCAAACAAATTTCTAATAATATCATTAATTGTATTCTTATAGATGTCTCTTGCTCGGAGGTTGTTGTTGAAAAGCACTCTGAAGAATTCTACTTCCCCTCTTGTACACGATTCTGATTTTGTTTCCATTAGTATCTTACCCATTTCTTGTGACTCCAATAACTTGGTTTGTGTTTTAAGTGTATACATATCTCCCACAAAGTCCCAATTGACCACGGTCCAAAAGTTTTTGATGTACTCATCCCTTTTGTTTTTGTATTTGAGGTAGTATGCATGTTCCCACAAATCTAAGCCCAAAATTGGATATCCGCCGCCTTCAATTACATTCATCAATGGATTATCTTGATTGGGAGTTGACATTATCTTTAGGGTTCCTTTGTTGGTAAGGATTAACCACACCCATCCTGAACCGAATCTTTGTATTGCAACTTCTTCGAATTGTTTTTTAAACTTCTCAAATGTTCCAAAATCTTTTTTAATTTGTTGAAGTAACTCTTTACTGATTCTTTGTGGTTGGGGGGATAACATATTCCAAAAAAGTGCGTGGTTAAATGCACCCCCTGCATTATCTCTTACTCCTTTAGGATATTTTGAAATACCTCTAATTATTTTTTCGAGGTCATGGTCTCCCTTTCTCTTTGACAATAAGTTGTTGAGTTTATCCACATAACCTTTGTAGTGTTTGTTGTAGTGGACATTCATAGTTTCGGAATCTATGAATCTTTTTACCGCAGAGTAACTGTAGGGTAATTTTTCTATTCCGATTTTTTTTCCTTCTTGTAAAAGTTTTTTGGCTTGTTCTCTTTTTTGTTCGTGATGAATTTGTTTTTCAATCTTCTCTACCGATTCTTGTATATGTTGCATGGTCTATATTATTTTTCTATAAATAATAGACAACTACCGATTATCTCCTTTGATTAATACTCTTTAAAATTTCTTCAACAATATTTGTCTCATCCGAAGTATCACCCATAACTGTGGCTATTATTCTTTTTTTAGTGTTTAATATGTCGTAGATGATACCCTCGATTGTATTTTCAAAAATTGGGTAGTACACCAAAACATTATTTTTTTGTCCGTATCTGTACGCTCTATCTTCTGACTGACTGTGGTCTGAAGGGAGAAATGAAAGGTCATTCATAATGACCGCTTCGGCTGCCGTTAGGGTAATTCCCACGCCAGCGGCTTTGATATTTCCGACAAATACTTTTACATTATCATCTTCTTGAAACCTGTCTACGGAATCCTGTCTTTGAGTCTTACTCATCGAACCATCCAACCTCACAGCACTTTTTCCAAAGTGATTTACAATTGTTTCAAGTGGCTTGGTGAAATTACAAAAAATGATAACTTTTTTTCCTTGTTCGACAATGTTTTCTGCGAGTTCAATTGTGTGTTGAGTTTTTTCCTCGGCAATCACCTGTCTTACTTGAGTTAGTTTGGTAAACTGAATTGAAAGGTTTTTACTTTCTTCAGGGTTTTTTTCATACCAATTGTAGTAATCTCCCATAACCTCTTCGTAAAGTTTTGAACGAAGACGAAGGTATACAGGAGTGATAATTTTTTCAGGTAAGTCCAACACATCTTCTTTTAATCTTCTAAGGACAGTTGCTCCGGTTCGGTCTCTTAATTCTTCCAAGTTGGACGCACCCATTACATTCCATACTTTTCTTGGACCAACCCTAAACTGATATCCCGAACAATATCTAACAACATACGCCATCCAATTTTTGGCAACGGGGGAATCAACCAACGACAAAAGATTGAAATAGTTAATCGGTCGAGAGGTCATAGGGGTTCCCGTTAATAACCACAATCGGTCGATGTCTCTAACCAAGTCGTTGATTAGTTTGGTTCTTTGAGCTTGGACATTTTGAATGTAGTGTGCCTCATCGATGATAACTAAATCGAAATTGGACTTCATAATTATCGAGTTCTTTCTGTCTTTTGAATCGTGGAAATTTTTGATAATGTCGTAATTCATTATCACAATATCAGATTCTTCAGAGTAGTTTTTGCCCTCACAGACATAACTTGTTTTTTCAGAGTAGAGTTGATATTCTCTTTGCCAATTAATTTTCAGTGATGCAGGACAGATTATCAAAATCTTTTTTGCCCCCATTTCCAATGACGCGATAATTGTAGAGGTAGTTTTTCCCAAACCCATATCATCGGCCAAGATGTACTTTTTATTTTTAAGGAGTTCTTCGATGGCAACCTTTTGGTGTTCAAGGGGAGGACGATGTGAATATTTTGTGTAATCAACTTCGGCAATCTCAACTTTGTTATCTTTGATAATTGATACCTTAGGTACCCACATATCCGTCAGGGGGTCTCCCTCAGAGAATTTACCCCAAATGTGGTAGGCTTTGTCTTTTTCTGCCAACAATTTTTCAATCCAAATCTTTTCGGGAATTGTCATCATTAATCTCTCATCGGCAATCTTATTTGCAAAATAAGAATCCAAGACAACCCACTTCTTTGCCACAAGTGGGGTCTTAGAGTGATTATTAATGATGTATTCTGATTGACTACGCGTAGGATAAAACTTGGAGTTTTTGTCAAGTTTGACTTTTAACCCCAAGATATAGTTGTTAGCCCCCGAGTAGTTCTCCAAGATGGAGATGGCTTTGGATTCTATTGTTAGTCCAACCGACATTATTTTCCTTCAACCTTCGTTTGCTCGTCGAACCAGTAAGTTTCTGGTCCGTAGTAAACGAAGATTTCCTCACCAGGTTTGATGTCCGTAAGGGCGGTAAACATAAAAGTCATGTTTTCTAAATTGTTGTTCCATTCTGCATTGGGTTTATCCGAGTGGTTGTAATACGATGCGTATCCCATACCCACTACATGACTATGCCATCCTTCTCCTTTAGGCCATGCAAATCGATAGTTTGAAAACAAAGGGCTACTCTCTCCTGGCTCGATAGGTAGTCTCATAATTGGGCTCTCTTCGATGACTTCCCCTTTTTTTATTTTCTTGGTTGCAAAGATACCTAATCCATGAACATCACTAGATTTTAATGTAATCTTTGAGGGTAAAATAAGTTCCATATTTTTTTATTTAAAATATAAATTAAAAAGAGGTATTTATCAATATAACTACTATGGCAGAGAAATTAGTTCCAATTACGCGGTTAGGTAAGTTCTTCGGTGCGGAGGATTATAACCTTGATATTTCCATGGGGCAAGAATGGTTAGAAGGGGATATGAACTTCACAGTGGTATTGTATCGTATCGATAGATACCGTACCCGCATCGATGATGTGTATGGTGAATCACCAGAGGGTGGGATTCAGTTCCTTGCACCTGTTGAACTAAAAGGTTATGTTCAAATCTTAGCCCCCACCGCTCAGAGACTCGGTACATCTCGTGTTGAACAAAACGAGCCAGGTAATATGAGGTTCTCTATTTACCGCGCTTACTTGGAGGAATTAGGTGTTGATATTCAAATGGGTGATTACTTTGGGTATTATGAATCAGAAGATAAAGTTAGGTACTATACCGTATCTGACGATGGTCGTGTTGTGTCTGACAATAAACACACTTATGGAGGTTACAAACCGTTCTACAGAACAATCATTGCAACTCCAACAAGTCAAAATGAATTTTACGGTACATAATGGCACTTCCTAAAAACCCTATTTTTAAGAAACAAATCAAGATGGATATTGACTTGGTTCCACCAAAGACTTTGTCCGCCCGAAGAGAACAACTTCTACAGTTTATCAATGAAGACGGAACATATCTTCCTCAGAGTGTTCTTCATGCCGATTTAGATGGGGGGATGCTGGAATTTGTCAAAAATGAATTGAAGACAGTTGTTTCGGGTAAAGACATTAGTGTTATTGATAAAATTATAACAAATCAAAGATGGTCACAGTTTACTGAAACTTGGAACTTTAAAGATGATGATTTCAATGTTCAACTTCCATTTATTACTCTTGTTAGACAACCTGAAGTAAAATACGGAACAAATCCATCACTTCAATATACAATTCCTGTTAGAAAACAATTTTATTACGCCACAGTTCCAACATGGAACGGAAACCAAAAAGGGTATGATGTTTATACTATACCTCAACCCGTCCCTGTAGATATTAATTACAGTGTTAAAATCATTTGTAATAGAATGAGGGAGTTGAATACATTCAATAAAAATGTTCTTCAAACTTTTTCTTCTCGTCAAGCGTACACATTTATTAAAGGACAGTATGTTCCCATAATAATGAACAATGTTTCAGATGAATCAGTAATCGATGTTGAAAAAAGAAACTACTATATTCAAAGTTATGATTTTACAATGTTGGGTTACTTAATTGATGAGGAAGAATTTGAAGTAAAACCTGCAATTTCTCGTGTTGTACAATTATTTGAAGTTGACACCCAAGTTCCTAAAGGAAGACGAGCAGAAATTACACCTTCAAATCCTGATGAATTTACATACAAACTTCTATACACCTCAGGTAATACATCCTTAATTGATGACCAAGTTGATTATAGAGTTGACCTCACATTTATTTCATCTTTGAACGTTCTTTTTTACCAAGTTTTTATTAATGGTGATTTTTATGGCGAAAATATCACAACCATACAATTGAATACTGGTGATATTTTTCGCGTAGATATTGCCAAAAATACTTCAGGTGAATCGGTAATTGAGTTCGAAAGTAAGTTAGTCTAATTACTCTCCGTAGATATCTTTTGTCACCTTACAGTTATCTAAAATGAGCTTTTCTAAGAACTTATACATCTTCAAACCATTCTTTTCACAATAACTTTTTAGTACCTCATGGGTACTTTCTGATATTTTTAGGTTCTTGATAGACTTAGGGGTAATTTTCATAAGGAAGAAAAAAGGTAGAAAAAATTCTTACCGTTTAATAATACATATTCAAAAGTCAAGTTTTTTGGTTTTAAATCAAATATTTATCTAATAAAATAAAACCGAATAAGAAAAATTTAAAAAAATGTTTTTTCAAGTAACATCACAAGCAAATCAAAAAGTTTTTGTATCCCCTGGGGTTTATACATCAGAAACGGATTTATCGTTTGTAGCACAAAGTGTGGGTGTAACCACATTAGGTTTGGTGGGGGAGACTCTAAGAGGTCCCGCCTTCGAACCAATTTTTATAACAAATTTCGATGAGTTTCAGACTTTCTTTGGGGGAACCATACCTGAAAAATTTATCGGAACTCAAATACCGAAATATGAAGCCGCTTACATAGCTAAAGCGTACCTTCAACAATCTAATCAATTATTTGTAACCCGTATTTTAGGTTTGTCGGGTTATGACGCAGGTCCTTCATGGTCATTACAAGCGGTTGCAAATGTCAATGGGACGACTGTTGGTATTGACACTGGTGTGGTATCTGTGCCATTCACCACAACCTTTTCTGGTTTCACAACTGGTAACACACTAACTTTTGGTGGGGGACTTCCTTCGTTGGTTTCAAATGCATTGAATACATCTTACACTTTGATTGATGGGTCCACATCAACTTACAATAATGACCTGTTTGAGTTTATGATTAGTGTTTCTGCAAATACATCATTGAGTGGTTCAACAGTAAATGTTTATGGGTCTATTCCCACATCTGATTACAATGTACTAAACTTACAATACCCAACTTTTGATAATGTTTTTGGATGTGATGATGTCAGTTTAGATTTTGCAGAATTGACCGATGGAAATAATGACCCTTGGTACTATGCGACCTTTGATGTAACAACTTCTAATTCTTATTCGGGTTACTCTTGGTATTACAATGTTACAAACTTTGTCACAGGAGCTTCAGGTTCATTCTCAGGAACTATTACAGGGGAAACTTACACCTATTCAGGTACAGCATATACGGATTGGAATAATCTTATTTTAGCAACTATTCGTTCGAGAGGTATTTCCATTTACAACGCTAATGACCACGGTCCTCAATATCAAGTCACTGGTTTAACTGACTTGAACCTCATTTGTACCGGCGCATATTCCGGAATCTCACAAAGTCCGTTTGCAACCTTCCAATTAAGTGGAGTAACTTTTGAAGGTGACACATTTGCTTTTGACACATCGTTTGATTCAACAAATGCGAATTACTTAACTAAAGTTTTAGGTGTTACCAATTTTTCAAAACCAAGGCAAGATGTACCAATTTATGTTGAAGAATCTTACTTAGGAATGTTAAATTATGGTTTTAATAAAGGGTATGTCAGAGGTGTCAAGTGTGATTTAATTGCTCTTCCTGAGGCTCGTGATAAAAGTTCAACAACATCAATTGCATGGAATTTGGAACAATATCAAACACCAAAAACCCCTTTCTTAGTATCTGAACTTCGTGGTAATAAAGTTTATGAACTATTCAGATTTGTTACAATTTCTGATGGTTATGAGGCTAACACTCAGGTTAAAATTTCTATTGCGAATATTTCATTTAACAATTCAACCTTTGATGTACAAGTAAGAGACTTCTTTGATACGGATGCTAATCCTGTTGTTTATGAAAAATTCACAAACTGTACAATGGACCCAGCATCGAACAGTTTTGTGGCTAAAAAAATTGGTTCAGTAGACGGTGAATATCCTTTGAATTCTGCGTATGTAATGATTGAACTTTCGGATGAATATCCTATCGATGCATTACCTTGTGGTTTCTATGGATTGGAAGAAAGAGTTTATGAAAGTGTTACAAACCCTTCACCTTTCCCTATCATCAAAAATAAATATTTCTTCCCGGGAGAAACAATTTTTGACCCACCTTTTGGAACAACTGCTGGGGGTAGTAATATTGTAAGTTCTTCAGGAGATATTGTTAGAAGAACCTACTTAGGTATCTCGACTCAGTTCGGAATTGATAGTGATTTACTACAATATAAAGGGAAGAAAAACCCTGTAGTTGGTTGGGACTTAGCAACAACTTCAGAATCTTGGAACTATCAAACTAAAGGATTTCACATGGACTCGGGAGCAACGGTTATTACTATTGCAAATTCTCAAATAACAAGTGGTACACCAGCATTTGATTGTGGTGTTGCAAGTTTTGATGGTGAACCAGTTTCTCAAGATAATCCATATTACTTCCTCTACTCAAGAAAATTCACCACAGTTTTTCAAGGAGGATTTGATGGATGGGACATCTACAGAGAATTTAGAACAAACCAAGACAGATTTGCTCTTGGAGCTCAGGGATACTTACAAGGGGCGACACCCACACAAAGATACCCAACAGCATCGGGTGATGGTACTTTCAAACGAATTGTTATTGGTGATAACACTCAAGATTTTGCAAACACGGATTATTATGCTTACTTACTTGGTCAATTAACATTTAACAATCCTGAATCCACAAATATCAATGTATTTGCAACTCCCGGTATTGATTATGTTAATAACTCAAATCTTGCTGAATTGGCAATTGGTATGGTTGAAAATGAAAGGGCTGACGCTGTTTACATCGTAACAACTCCTGACTACAACATGTTTACTTCAGACGCTACTTCTCAATTTGAGATTATTTACCCACAAGAAGCGGTAGATAATTTAGACCAAACAGGTATTGATTCATCTTACACCGCAACCTATTACCCATGGATTTTGGAAAGAGATACTGTTAACAATACACAGATATATCTACCAGCAACTGGTCAGGTTTGTAGAAACTTAGCGTTAACTGATAACATTTCCTTCCCTTGGTTTGCATCCGCGGGTTACACAAGAGGTCTTGTGAACTCCGTTAAAGCAAGATTAAAACTTACTCAGGAAGACAGAGATACTCTTTACCAAGGTAGAATTAACCCTATTGCAACCTTCTCTGATGTTGGTACTGTAATTTGGGGTAACAAAACCTTACAAATTAGAGATTCAGCTCTTAACAGATTGAATGTTAGAAGATTGTTGTTACAGGCTCGTAAGTTGATTTCAGCAGTTGCTGTAAGACTATTGTTCGAACAAAACGATGAGATTGTGAGACAACAATTCTTGGATTCTGTAAACCCAATCTTGGATGCAATTAGACGAGACCGTGGTTTGTATGACTTTAGAGTCACAGTAGCATCAACTCCTGAAGATTTGGATAGAAATACTTTGACAGGTAAAATATATTTGAAACCAACTAAAGCACTTGAATTTATCGATATTGAGTTTTTAATTACTCCAACAGGAGCATCTTTCGAAAATATTTAATATATTTGGGGTGGGAAAACAAATTCCCACCCTTTTTTTGCCTAATTGAAAATGAATACTAAAATAAAAGACCCCTTCAAGATTGGAACACCAGACCTCAAATACTATGCTTTTGATTGGGACGATAACATTGTCCACATGCCAACCAAAATCATTTTGTTAAATGATAAGGGTGAAGAAGTGGAAATGTCAACTGAGGATTTTGCTACTCATAGAGAGAAAATTGGTGAAACATCTTTTAATTACTTAGGTGATACTATTGTAGATTACTCGGAAGACCCTTTCCGTTTTTTTGGGGTCCACGGTGACAAACAATTTTTAAAAGATAGTTTAAAGG